CGCCCTGAACCTGCCAGTGGAACCAGGGGATGACGTGTACCTGATGCCCATGAACCTGATTGAGGTCGGTGGGGATGCGCCGCCACCGGCTCCAGAAGACGATGAGAAGTATGAGGTGGTGGTGGATCACGATCATCATGCCCACGGCCACACCAGCAATGGCGCACTGGATGACCCGGCAGAAGTAGCAGCNGCTCTTGGCGACCGAGGCTAGGGAACTCACAGCCCGACAACGCCAGCAGATCGTGGCCCAGACACGGCGCACCGAACAGGTGATTGGCCGCAAGTTCCGCAACGCCATGCGGAAGTTCTTCGTGGGCCAAGCCAAGCGGGTGACCAAGGGATACATGGATGCCGGTGGGTATCTGTCAGCCCATGCCGATGGGGAATATAAAGATCCNGCCAGCCAGCTTCTCGGCGTCAATGAAGACCNGGCGATAGTGNCCGCATCCCGCCCCTANGTGCTGGAGATGACGGTGGCCGCGATCAATGCCGCCAGTGACCTGGTGGGAGCGCCCAGGGTGGCAGCCGCCAAAGCCCTGAAGGAGCAACCCGACATCCTTGGCACTGATCCCACGGTGCTGTTCCTGACCGACCAGAGCGCCCAGCGTGTCGTGCAGGTCAACGATGCCACCAGGCGCGGCGTGCAGCGCACGATTGTGAAAGGGGCGGCGGCTGGGTACTCGGATTATGAGATCGCCTACGGGTCCACCCGAACCCGCAAGGATGGCTTCCGGCCATTGAAGGGGATGGTTGAGCGCCTGTACCGAGGCCGTCCTGAGTGCATTGCCCGCACCGAGTTGGCCTACAGCAACAACGGGGCCAGCCTGCATCGCTACAGCCAGTGGGGGCAGGATACGGTGGAAGTCTCGGATGGCCCTGGTTGCGCCCTGACCCATCACGTGCAGGGACTTCGACCAGGTGAGAGTTCATCCGACGATATCAACGGGCGCAAGATCTCAGTCAAGGAAGCCAACAACTGGCAGGTGGCGCACCCGAATTGCCGCCGCGTGTTTCTACCGTTGCGCCAGGTCCGCAAGCCCACAACCCCGCCAATGGAACGGGAAGCCTTTATCACCCGTCCGCTGACCGCTGCCCAACGCGCCCGCGTTGCCAGGGACATGGCCCGAACCCGAGTGACNGCACCGCCCAAGCCACCAGCGCCGCAGGTGATTGAGGAAGCGGTGCCAACGCCGACAGCCACCGTGTATGAGCGGGCCGCTGAGATACGGGCGAACCAGTCCATGACCACGCTGGATGATGCGCTGGCCCTGGGCAAAGAACTCGAAGAAGACTGGCAGAAGGAATACGCCGCGCTCAGTAAGGGAACCCAGCGAGCCGTCACCGAAGCCACACGCAAGGCAGAACAGGCAGACCGCGCACGAGCAGAGGCCCATGCAGTAAATGTCATGTTTAACACCAGAATCCGTGGGGGTCCGATGACCGCTGCTATGCGTGAGCGAAGGGAACTATTGCGAGAGGCGTACTTCAAGGCGGTGCGTGTATCTGAAGCGGCCAACGAGGTGAAACGTAAAGCGGAGGCCGCCCACGGCATACTAGCGAATCAGGCAACAAAAACCGTGCTGCAACGCGCCCGTGAGATGGGCCGAGGTACAGGGGCTGCTCGGGAAGCCAGCACTGTGCCGGTGCGGGGAAGGGCCATCAAAGTGAACAAAGAGGCTTTTGAATGGGCGCAAGATCAGTTGCCGCGAGACTGGCTGGTGCTGATGCAACAAAAGCGGAACGGCGGAGCGGTGAAGCTGACATCGAAGCCCCGTGGCAATTACATGCCCCTTGAAGACCGGATCAACACGTCAGGCAAGCAGACCCCTAGCAAAATGTGGTCAACCCCCGAGTACAATAAAGAAACATCGCTTCACGAACTGGTCCACAGGGTCCAGTTCTCTGCCCGTGGCAAAGGGCCAGCGGATATCACGGTGTTTGATCGGATGAACGACATCACGCAAGAGTTGTACAAGGTGCGAACCACGTCGCCTCAGGGCGTGCAAAGTTCGCTCAAAACTAAGGCGGGATACAACGCTAGTGAAAAGTTCAGAGATGGATTCCCGCCGTGGCCCCATGACTACATGGGCAAGGATTATGGGTATCAGGCAGGATTCAGAAATGAAACCAGCGAGGTGCTAACGATGGGAGTGGAAGCCCTGCTGGGGCCAGGTGGTACGGGTCAACTGCAAGCAGAGGCGGGCCATGCGCTGATTCGGCAGGACAAACAACTGATGCAATTTGTTCTCGGCGTATTGGCAGGGATTTGATGTTCACGATATGCGGCGACCATTACAGCGACGGCTCCATGTGCATCACGTATGAGGATGGCAAGCTAACCGGCGGCGATGAACTGACGCAGATAGCCCTGGACGTTCATCTGGAATATGGGCCGTTTGAGTTGTATTACCAGGGCAGGATCTTTGACGTGGTAGAAGACCCGACCATAGATGCACAGCGGGCGTATTTCTACATCCTGCAATTTCTGGCAGGGCCGACCAACCAGGGTGATATTCCCAACTTCACCGAAAGCCCTGATGGGTACTTCGACAGCAAGGCCGAGGAATGGTTCGGGCCTGTCGAAGAAGGCGTGCTGTATTAACCCATGACCGAGAAGGCGTTGCAGGCTGAGGTCATGCGGGTTGCCAAGATGCTGGGCTGGCTGTGTTATCACACGTTTGATTCACGTCGGTCAGCCAGCGGGTTCCCTGACCTGGTGCTGGTGCGCGAACGGGTGCTGTTCCGAGAACTCAAGGTGGGCAAGAACAAGCTGAGCCAGTCGCAGGAACTCTGGCGCGATTCGATCATGGACGCTGGGGGTGATTGGGCCGAATGGCGTGAGACGGATATGGATGACATTGTGGCTGATCTAAGCCGCCGGAATGGTTGACNGTCTGGTAACCCGTTTGTATCATTAGTTCATCAGTTGATAGAGAATACCGACATGGCGCTAGGACTTAAGATCACGAGGGCGTATAACCACCACCCATCGGTTACGACCAACACCAAGGCGTTCAAACAATCGTTGCAAGACGCTGGTATCCGAATTGGTGGTTGCCGAGAACTGAAAAATGAATACCTTGGTCGAGGTTGCGTACAGACTCGAGCCATTGTGAACAAGGCTGACGCGCCGTTGTTTACCGAGGAATTCTCCATTGAGTTTAGCCAAGAGCATCACGTCAGCATCTACCGGGAACTCGACGATGACGGCGTGGCTCGACACGTAGAGATTTGGGAAGACGATGCGAAGTGGAACACAGGGGGAACCAAGCGAACGCCGTACACCACAGCAACGGGGGTTAGCTGGAAGGGCTTGCCGATTATGACCGGGCGCTACCACGTCAACCCGAACACTGGTCGGCGTTCCAGCTAGAACCCTCTCTAACCCGCAACACAGCCGCCTCCTTCGGGGGCGGTTTTTTTGTGTCCTGCTTTGCGGTTGAGTGATAGCCCAGCCTGATTTGTGGCCCCTGGCTGGGCCTACAAGCAGGCAACCCCGTGGGTATACTGAGGCATCAGTTGATAGGAAGTCACACCGATGACCAAGCAGCAGAACGAATGGCCCGAGGGTCGAACCGTGACAATGAAGATCCACTTCTCGCAGGCACTTCTGCAACAGATGGCGTACTGGAATAAGCGCCAGCGGTTCAACGAAACCGGACGCAAGCAGCACGCCAAACCCTCCGACATTACCGCTGAGGATTTGAAAATCGAGATAGCCGACTTTGTAGCCACCCTGGGGTGGCACGAATACGGCGTGAACCTCGGATGCAATGCCGAGACCGTAAACAACGACCCGAATGTCAGCGTTGAGGTTCAGATTGAGCGTGAGGGGGATTGCAAGGTGGGCGGGTTGAGGTGATGGGCCACTAGTCACGATCTCAATAAACAACCGCCTCCTTCGGGGGGCGGTTTTTTTATGTCACGGGTGACATGGTGTCACTGTTTAGCCGAGAAACGGTGACATGAGCGTCACCCTTTCTTATTGTGTGGATCTCGAACAGCGATTATGCTAGCCAGCAGATAGGTTGGCGCATGGTGTTATCAAAGGCACTGTGCGTATGCGAAAAACCTGGGCAGCCCCAGTTGAGATCAAGGCTGATGGCGATGATGCTGGAGCGTTTACCGCCCGCATCGCTACGCTGGACGTGATCGACAAGGATTCAGACGTTACAGTTTCTGGGGCTTTTCTGGGGAATGACCCCGTGCGCGTGTCCCGCTTCAACCATTCCAGTGCTGTACGTGATGACCTGCCCGTGGGTGTTGCCACGATTCAGGAAGTGGGCGACCAGGTAATAGCCGACGGCCAGCTAAACCTGGACACCGCTGGCGGGCGCGACCTCTACGACACCCTGAAGTTCGAGGCCAAGAACGGCGTGACCTCTGAATGGTCATACGGGTTCACGGTTGAGGAATCAGAAGACGGCGAACAAGACGATCAGAAGGTGCGCTTTCTGAAACGCCTCAAGGCGTTCGAGGTCAGCCCCGTGATGCGTGGCGCTGGCATGGACACCGCGACCCTAGCCGTTAAGACCAAGACCGCCACCGACTTCGGCAACCTGCCGTTATACGACAGAGACTACGCCTGGAACAGCAGCGCCGCCCTGGGCCGCGTTCGCAAGTGGGCCAGCAGTGACGGGTCAGGCGACAAAGACACGATGGACTGGCCGAAGTATTCCAAGGCGTTCTTCTGGTACGACCCTGATGATGATGAATCCTTTGGCGGCTTCAAGCTTCCATTCGCAGACATTAAACGGACGGAAAGCTGTGGGCCGTGCCGCGTGGCATCTTTGCCGTAGCCGGCGTGCTACAGGGCGCACGGGGCGGAGTGGATATCAGCGAAACCGATCAGGACCACATCAGGGACACCGTGGACCGCTACTATCAGAAGCTTCGTGAGAAGTTCGACGATGAATCGATCATTGTCCCCTGGGCCAAGAGTGCCGGGGGCTTATCTTTGAAACACGAGGGCGATCTGGCGCTTACTGCCATTGATGCCCTCACCGAGCGCGTAAGGCTACTTGCTGCTCTACGCCTCAAGGAAGGCCGGACGCTGAGTTCGGTCAACCGCAAGCGGCTATCGTCGCTGGTGGAGTCCATGCAGGCGGTGATCACCGACCTGGATGACCTGCTCAGCGCAACCGAGCCGCCGGAAAAACACGCGCCACTGAACCCGCTGGCCGACCATGCGGCGTTCATGGCTCATCTCGCCCGATTTGGGCAGGAGACCACATGATATCTGACAAATTCACGCCGCCCGCGTCATTGCGCGAGGGCAGCGAATTGCTTGAGGCTAAGAACAAGGTCATCGCCGACATCTTCCGCACCTGCGCGACTGACGGCGTGGCGGCACCCTACGACTACAGCAAACAGAAGACCGTAAACGGCAAGCCCGCCGAGGATTATGAGGTGGCCGCGCACCAGCAGGCACTCATCGCTGAGGTTGAAGATCTCGGTCTATGGGTTGCCGACCAGAAGCAGGCCGCCCAGGATCACGCAAACGCCGAGAAGCGGATTAAGGACGCAACCGAGCCGACATGGAAACCGGCGCAGCCCGAAGGCGTCAAGCAGCTACAGAACTTCGGCGATTTCTACGTCGATAGTGATGCGTTCAAAACTCGCGGGGCCGTCGCCACGATGGACATCGGCGCACACGAGTTGAAGACCCTGATGACCACATCCGCAGGCTGGGCGCCTCAGANTATCGAGATGCCCAATGCGGTGTTGTCAGCGCAGCGTCCGATAGCGGTTGCCGATCAAATCCCGTTTTTTAACACGGATCAGNCAGCGATTGTCTACCAACTCGAATCCACCTTTACGAACAACGCCGCCGAAGCCGCTGAAGGGGCTGCATTCGGAGAGGCAGCTTTGGCCCTGACTGCAACGACCTCGACCGTGCGAAAGATTGCGGTTGCGTTGCCGGTTACGGACGAGCAGCTTTCNGACGTGTCCGGTGTTCGGGANTACATCAACCAGAGATTGAGCTACATGATTCGCGCTCGTCTCGACAGCCAGTTGCTTGCCGGTAACGGGGTCGCGCCGAACCTCGAAGGGCTGAATTCGGTTTCGGGCATAAATACAACCGCTCGCGGCTCGGACCCGGTCCCCGACGCGATTTATAAGTCAATTCGCAAGTGCCGTTCGGTTGGGTTTGCGAATCCCACGGCAGTGTTCGTGCATCCTTCAGATTGGGAGTCGATCAGATTGCTCCGGGACACATCGGGCAATTACATCTGGGGCAACCCGGCATCGACTGCACCAGAGACGATCTGGGGCGTTCCGGTGACCGTGACAACCGCTGCCACCGAGAACACGATCAGCATGGGTGACCTTCAGGCTTTCGCAGGTCTCTTCGTGAGGCGTGGAATTGACATCGAGACCGGATGGACGGGAACCCAGTTCACCGAGGGCGAAGTCACAATTAGAGCCACCATGCGGGTTGCCATTGCCTGGTTCCGAGCCAGCGCCCTTGCAACCGTGACCGGCGTCTAAGAATTCAGGAGGGCAGCCACATGCTGAGAGTCAACATCAAGGGGACCGGAGCCAAGCGCACCTACACATTCGATGAACGGGTGGTGGTGGCTGACGATGGTTCTCTGATTGGGGAGTCCGGCCAGCAGGACGGGCGTTTACTGGCAGATGCCGGTCGAACGCTCAAGGCTGCTGACGTACAGGCTCTTGGCGTGGCTGCCCAACTGGATGCCAGCGTCAAGGAATCGAAACCGAAACCAAGGCAAGCTGAGGCGAAGGCCGAGGCCGAGGCCGAACCCAAACCCCGCAAGCGGGGCCGACCGAGAAAGAAGAAATAAATGGCCGTAATACAACAGATCACAGCGGCTCAGGCCGCAGGTGCGTCGATCCCGCCCTGGAACGATGTCACGTTCACGATAGGGACCGAAAGCGCCAATGCGATCACCGTCAAGGTGGAGGTTCTCGGATACTCCGAGGCCCTGGCATTGCCAGTCGTGTTCGATGCCTATCTATCCGAAGCCAGTGATGGCGAGGGGCAAACCTCAACCGCACTTTCTGGTGGCTGGGCAGACGGTGGCGATGGTAACTTGCACTTCCAATTTTCAGCGTCCAAGTCGGCTCGCTGGCAGACGAACGACAGCGGCAGTTGCCAAATCACCATGACGCACACCGGTGCCAGGACCGTGTACCTGTGCATCCTTGCGCCGACGGGTTTGGTCATCGCGTCCGACGCGATAGCGTTCACATAGTCCGATGGCGGTTATTAACAGCAAGGTCATATCGGGCGAATTGCAAGGGTCTGCCTCGGCGCTTCAGGGGCCGGACATCGACTGCTTGCAGGTGACGTTCAAGGCGCTGGCNTCGAACGCTGGCAACGTCTACCTCGGTGGGGCCGGGGTCACCGTCGCTGACGGGACCACTGACGCCACCACCGGCATCGAGCTTGATGCGGGGGACGAGATCACCCTGGTGATTGGCAATTTGTCTCTCGTCTATCGCATCTGCGACAACGCGGGTGACGACCTCACCTATATCGCCCTTACAGCAGCGGCCTGAGATGGTTGCTATTAGAACCTTTCCAGTAACCGGCGTGTAGGAGTCCTCCCTGCACGTCGGTTGCTGGCTCTAACGCCTACGCGGGAGCTAGCA